AGGGCCTCGTTGACATAAGAAAAAGAGGCCCGAAGAGTCATCGGTCTCAGGGGTCCTGAGCCTGTCTCTTCGCGCCTCAGCGTCCATCGTGAAATTGTTCCAACGACTGCACCGATGGAAGGTACGGCGACCTTCCCTTCAGTTCCAGATAGTGATCCCCACAGTGGCATACGTCCCCTCCGCTAGGAGTTGGGTGGAACGGGCGGCTCCAGGTCGGAACCGCCCGCTATTAGACCTAGAGGTCGACGGTCCAGTTACCCTGGGCACGGAATTCGCCGGTGATCTTGACGGCGTCGTTGACCGAGGTGCTCACGTTCGCGTCGATGAAACCTGAGCCGTGCGCCACGAGGACCGGAACGGCCCCGTCATCGGCGTACAGATAGATGAGCTGCTCGTCGAGCGCGGTAGCAGAAAGCATCGCGTCGCCAGCGGTATCAAGCAGACCGCTGTAGTTGCCCTGGAAGTTCCGCAGACCAGCAAGATACGTCTTGTTGGTATCGCCGAACACCGTGGCGTCCACGTAGTCGCGGTTCAGTTGGACCGACCAATCGGTCTTGTTTACGACCTTGGTGCCACTGCCCTTGGGGCCGCCAAGGTAGATGGCGCCATTCTTACCGTGCTTTTTTGCCATGTCAGTCCTCTCTTATCTACGCGATGACGGCGGCAGCCGTGAAGCTGGCCTTCTCGGTAGTGGGAAGTGGTTGGTCGGTCCACACCGTGTAGATACCGCCAACCTGGTAAATCTTCTTCCCCTCGCCATCCGTATCAGGCAGCGACAAACTGCTGACCCGGCGACAGATAAGGGTGGACTGCCCGTCTACCACCAAATCCGCATCATGCAGAGTGGATAGCACGAGCGCATCGAGGTTATCGGCCTCGACGCTATCAACCGTCCAAACGAAAACATCGAACCCGACTTCGAGCGTCAAGGACGTCCAGGTATAGCGCGAAGGCGCGTAATGAACCTGGTAGGTCAGGAACGGGTATCTCGTGGACGATGGGGCAAAACCCTCGTGGATGCCTCCCGGCAACGCCGCTTTTAGGGCAGCGTTCGTTCTGAGGTAGCGCACGAGCGCATGCTTGATCGGCGCGATACCAGTGATGGCCATATCGCTAACCGCCTCCGTGCGAACGCACTCCAAGAGCCCGCAGTTGCGCGATCATCTCTTGTTCCAGATTGCGCGCTTCGTCATACATCGCAGGGAGCAAGAACGGCTGAGCTGCGTTATGACGCGTCGGAAACTCGACATATTTGGCGTATGGCGCCGAAGCAACGACGCGCATAGCGTATCCCTTGCCTGTGGCGGATCGGTCTATGGATGCGATCGAATTCTTGAGCCGCCCACCGAACTGCACCCGGCCAACAGTGCTTTTATCAACCGGCCCTCCGCTGGCGTTCGTCAGTGCTTCACCAGTCTTGATCGCGTGCCGCGCCTGAGACGAGAACATGTCATCGAACGCTGACCCAGGTTCGACCTCAAATCCAGTTTGGGGGCGTCTGTAGTACTTCTCGTCCTCGGCCTTGCTGGCTTTTGTCCTGGCGATCAACCACCTGTTCCCAGGGTTCGTCCGCTCGTTCCGGGTAATCGATCGCACCTTGCCCTTTGGGGTGGACTGGAAGGTATTCATGTTCGTGCTCGGGCGATAACGAAACCCACCCAGGATGATCGGTCGATTCGGGGGGCCGCCTCGGGCTCGGACCATGGTTCGGAATTTACTCGGATTAGCTTCGATATCCGCTATATATCGTCTGCGGGCCGAGTCGCTCAGTGTCCGATCGCTTCTGATGCGTCTGATAGTTGCAGCGATCAATGCCGGACTCGCGGCTCGTGTTCGCCCTCGTCCGACCGGTTTGGATGGTTTGCGAACCGGAGCACGCTGTTTAGCATTCGCGACGATTGCTTCAGTGATGACCTCCAACGTAGAGGTGGCCGCCTCCTCGATCAAATCGAGGATTCGGTTCTTGTTCAGCGGCATTCAAACACCGACCCGCTTCATCGATACGGTCAGCATCGCCTGGATGGTGTTCTCCTTGGTCGTGTCCTCAACCGTGAACATCGCGCCATCGACTTCGACTCGATCGCCGGTTTCGATATCCGTGCCGAGTTCCAGATACAGACGCTGCGTATTGACCAATGCCTGCAGTCCGGACCCAACGGTCATGACCGGCGTCGTCGTGACATACATCCAGCCCTTGACCCACTCCGACCGCGCCACCCAGGATTCGGCCGACCCGTTGTCTGTCTCCGTGACAACGTGGTCGTAGATGCGCACGTCGGTATCCATGCCGCGCTTGACGAGCTTTGACAGCGCGCCCATCTGTGAGGCGGACAGCAGCCCTGTCATCGGCCCGACCCGATCGATCGGAAGGCGTATGGGTCAAGCAGATTCGCGGCGGCCGGTGGGATTTGTGAGCGCTGATCGACGTCCATCGACTGGCGCATCGTTCGGGCAAATGCGACTTCGGCGACCTTGAAGGAGTTCAGGCCGGACATCCCGATCGCGGCCAGGGCACGCTCACCGAGCGCGGCGGTCGCGATGATGCCGGTCGCTTCACTGATGGCCTCGGGCAGGGTGTACGTGTAGTTCGCGGTGACCTTGGCCGTCGCGGTTTGCGCGGCGGTGAAGGTGACCTCGCCCTCTTCCCGATCGATCGTGTAGCCAGTCGTCTGCAATGCTCCATCCACGTAGACGGCAGGTGCAGGACTGGAGGCCCAAAAGCCGCGCGTGCCCTGGAAAGTATTGCCGTCTACTGGATAGAGCCGGTCAGACGTAACGGGAAACGTCCAACCATACGAGTAGTTGATCTCAGCGACGGGGGTGTACAGGCCGAAGTTGATGCCGACCGGATACATCCCCGACACGACGGCGGCCAGCGATACGACTTCCGCCCAGCCCTGCGCCTTGTTGACGTACAGGTTGGTCGGGTCGATCGTGACCTGATAGGTGTTGGTGAACTTCACGACGAAACTCGTGATGGCGTTGATGGGTCCTTGGACGGGGTAGACGCGTCTGGTTGTCCAGGTCACCTCATTGCCAAGGACCCATGGATGCTGTTCCCCAGTGACCGTCCCACCGCTAAACGAATAGCGCTGGGGGATGGTCGGAATCGCGCAATAGACATCGACCAGTGCCGAAGCCCTGGCCAATACCGCCCGCAGTTCAGCGTCCTCGATGTCAGAGACATCGACACCGTACCCGGCTGCGCGATACCTACTCGGAGTCAAATACATATCTACCTCCGAGAGGTAGCGGGGAGGGATGGAGGGGGCGTCACCCTCCCCGCAGGGAATTACCTAGTTCTGGCTGACGCGAACCTTGTTGCTGAAAGGTAACGCTTTGACAACCAGGCCCCACATCCCGAACATGATGTACAGGTGGGTGAGCTGACCCGAGATACCGATCGGGATGTCGAGGACGGTCACGCCCTCGGAACCGAGATACGGCATCGACACGGTCGACTCGTCCAGGACGTACATGTCCGCGACGTCAGTCGTGCCTGTGAAATTGGCGGCTGGGTTGTAGTGACCGATCGAGTCACCAGGGATCACGATCAGCGGGAGCGGGCCAAGCACGGTATTGACCGCGTTCGTCAGAACGCCAGGGGTGACGTTCGTGAACTGGTTCATGTACCGGACGTTCTTGTCCTGCTGCAGGTCGAACGAAATCTTCTCGGTCGGACGGCAGTAGATCGCGTTGGCCGTACCACCGGCATTGACGATCTCTTCTGTTGCCCGGTCGATGGAAGTTCGCATGTCGTCAGCGGTCGTTGCGAACAGGTCGCAGTTCTTGACCGTTGCCTGAGCAAGGATGGACCGCAGGCCGTCAAACGAGTTGACGTCGTACAGACCAAGCTCGTCGGCAGCAATACCACCGGAGTTGGTCGCCTGGCCCTGGAAGATGGTCTTCTGCATGCGATGCGCGATTGCGCGCAGGCCGCCCTGAAGTTCCAGCTGCTCGGGATTCCAGCTCATGCCACCAGCGCGAACCGCGTACTGGCTGCGGAGCGACGTGCCACGCCGGGTCGCGATGACCGAGACGGGGGTTGTCTTGCGCAGGTACGTGGTCTGGTCGTCGGTGACGGTGCCCAGTTCAGTCATGAACTGCGCGTCGCCGAAGTTGGTGATCTGGTTGTAGGCGTGGACCAGACCGTTTGCCGGTTCCTTTGCGAACCGCTCCCAGGCCGGGAACTCGCGAACGTACAGCTCGTACAGGATGGGCTCAAGGTCCTGCCGAATGAGCGCCGAAGCGCCAGACGAGTCAAGGGCCTTGGACAGGTTGATGTCCGCACCGATCGCGGCCTGGACGGACCCGCCACCCGCGTTCGCCCACATGTCGAACGGGATGCCTGCGTCGTGACGCTGGGCCTGGATGCCGAACATGGCAGACAGCTCAGCGGTGGACTTGGTCTTGAGCTTCGAACGAAGCTCCATCTGATCGGACAGCGACATCGACCGTCGGGTGATGATGTCTGTCGGGTCGTCAGCGACGCCCTTCTGGACCGGCTCCACAGGAGCGGTGTTCGGGGTGTCGTTGAGGGCCGACAACTGCTTGCCGATATCCTCAAGCGATTCAAGGACGCTCTTCAGCGTCGGGTCAATTGGCATTTACTTCTCCAAGAACTTCATGAACTCATCGTCGTATTGCGGGAACTTCTTTCGGAAGTCGTTGACGGCCCCACTGAAGCGGGTCTTGCGGCCCACCGGGAGGTCGGCGATCCGATCGATGATCTCCTTGGCTACGACGAGGTTCTCTTTTGCCACATCACGTTCGGCTGCGGTCTTCCGAAGCTCAGATTCCTTTTCGGTCAACTCGCTGACCACGGCCTGGAGCTTGGTGACAACAGCCGCAAAGTCTGCTGTCTGGAAGAGTTCCGCCAATGCGGTCTCCTCCGTCTTGCCTTCGACTTGGATTTCCTCGACCTTTACCAGTTCCGGCTCGCCTGAAACGGTGATGGTGTCACCGAGATCATTCTGGTCCGGTTCGACTGGAACATCGGCTCGATCTTCGTCAGCCAGCGTCGGCAGCACGGACTCAGGTGGGCTCTTGGAAGCGTCCTGCGTGCTATCGCTATCAACAGTCACGGTCACCCGTGTCTGAGAAGCTTCGATGTCAAGGTCGACCTCGGCCACTTCTGGCTCTGCCGACTTGTGGAATTTGTTGTCGCAGCCCTTCGAATCGCCGCCCTTGCCGCAATCGGGGCACTTGCCCTTGGCGGGCGGGAACTCGGCGACGATCGACTGCTCGGCAGCGATCGTATCGATGATGTCTTCGGCTTCCTTGATGACGGACTCCTCGTCCACCAGGAAGGACGACGCCTCGGCATCGTCGAGAGCGTTGATCGACTTGACGGCGTACTGGACCCACGAGCGCGGGTTGGCCGGGATGCCGACGATGGACGCCTCAAGCAACTCCAGATCGGAGATGCGAAGCCCGCCACCCTTCTTCTTCTCGGCGGAGCGCACGATGGCCCCGATGCTCGTGCCCAGCTTCACCCCGGACTTGATCGCCTCGAAGGTCTGGACGGCCCGAGGGTTTGATTCGTTCAGGCGGATATCGAAGTCGAGGTCCACGATGGGATTGCCTTCGCTATCGACGCCACGGGTGTGCATCGAGGTGTCCTCGACCGACCCGAGGACATCTTCCGGCACACGGTATTCATGATTGAGGAAGATGGTCAGGTTGCCCTTGGCCTTCTCAGCCATCTTCTCGATGCCTGGGACGAGGATTTCGTCCTTGGCCAGATCACTGATCGTGGAGCTGGCGGTCGTGCGGAATCGCTTCGACCCATCCGGCCCGTCATACGCCTTGAGCAGACCCGTGAAGATTTGGAACTTCGGATTCATTGGGTTCCTCCTGCCGGACACTGGCATCTGCCAGTTCGGTGATCAGACGATGGAACTCACGCGCTGCCGTGTCCCATGAAAAGGACCGCTCGACGTGTTCCCTGGCTGCGATTCCAAGCTTTCGCCGTACACCACCAGCGAGATAGAGATGTTCGATCTCACGAGTGAATGCGTCGACGTCTGGGAGCATTTGCTCTTGTCCCATCGGGACGGTGAATGGCCGGGCGGGTTCGATCAGAATCCCACCTGGACCGACCACCTCCGTGATCGAAGAGACGTTCTGGGCGATGACGGGAGTTCCGCAGGCCAACGCTTCTGCGATGGTCAGGCCGAACCCCTCACCCATGGATGTGCTGATGAACAGGTCCGCTGCGGAATACAGGCTGGACATCTGCGCATCACTCCAGCCGGTAAACCCACCGAGGTCCCGCGAGAACGACACCCGGTCACGGATGTCTTCGTCTCGACTGATGAACGCCCGGATGTTGATACCGTCACTGGAATTGGGAAGGCAATGGAAGTGGACATCGATGTCCGTGTACTTCCGCAGTAATGGGCGCAAGGCTCGCCAAGAGTCGGCGTAGTTCTTGCGCAAGGAGTTCTTGTCGACCCGCAAGATCAAGAAGCGCTCCGGGTCAAAGCCCATCGCACGCTTCGCGTCTTTCTTGTTTTGCGGTTTATAACCAACGGTATCGACGCCGTGATACACAAGTTCAGAGCCAGGCATCGCATCTTGCCCGAACTTACACATCGCGACACGCTTGGAGATGTTCGCTAATGCTTCCCAGGCTGGCGGGCTGTTATAGCCGTCGATCGGCAGATACAACAGCAGTGGTCGCGCCTTGAGCAGGATGCGTTCCGTATCGAACGGGTTATCAACGAGATGCCGGATGATGACGTCCGGGTCGTTGATCATCACGATCACGTCCGGGTCGACCTTGTCGATCATCTCGACATAACGACTCCGACCATAGATATCGGTCGGGTCGAGTGCGGTCGGCACGTACATCTTGATATTGCTGGGCCAGTAATCGCCACGGTAATTGACCGCGAGACAATGAACGTCATCGCCGTATTGGGTGACTAACCGGTTACCGATTTCCTCGGTGACCCTGGCAAATCCGGTGTGCGCCCCCGCATCACTAAAGAAAAGTGCTCTAACCAACATCCCCTCCGAAGAGTTAGGAGTTACTGACGTCGAACGTTGATCGTTACGACGTTGTGCGTGGTCTGAACGGTGGTGTCCTGATAGTGGACCTCGAACTGGCCCTGGTATTCACCGGGGGTATTCAGATCGTTCGCGGCGAGCTGATAGGACACCGTGCCTGCTGACGCATTCGTGATGCTGCAGGCTGCATTGACGGTGTACCTGAGGTCATCCTTCTTGCGCATCTGGAAGTAGACGCTGCAGTTCGTCAGATTGAGCGGGGCGCTGGCCTCGTCATTCGTGATCGTGCCTCGCAAGATCGGGGCGGTATCCCCTGAGACAAGCGTAAGACTCATAGTGCTCCCCTGATCGGGTCGACGACGATATCCGCCGAGATGCTGTTCGTCGTGATCGCTCCGGAGATGGTCCGCACGTCGATCGTGGCGGACGCCGTCGCTCCAGAGATCGCGCCGGTCAGCGTTCCGATGGAGATCGTGGACGAGATAAGGTCTGGATGGAGGGTTCGAATCCAGGCATCCGCTGCGAAATTGCGAACGCCTGACTTATAGATGGTAGAGTTAGCGGTGAACGACTGTCCGATAACACGTCGGACAACCGCTTCGATCGTGAAGGCCGAGCCATGAATGCCGCGAATGAACGCATCAGCATCCAATTGACCCTGGACGGAGCCCTTGAGGACGCCATCCGCACTGAAGCTCGTCGATACGCCACGGACCAGCAGCGCGTCCGCAGTGAACGTCTGGACAACAGCGCTGGACGCCAGGTACGCATCCGCCGCGAACGACGCGCCCTGCGTCTTCCGAAGCACGGCGTTCGCGTTGTAACTCGCGCTTGACGAACGATTCTTGACTGCGTCGAACGTAACGGTGGCCTGAACACTGCGCTGAATGGCAGCGTCGGCGGTGAGGCTTGAGGAGGACGTTCGGCGCCGGACAGCGTCAGCAGCAATGCTGGCGCTGTTCGTTGTCTGGATGACAGCGTTCGCACTGAACGATGTCGTACCACTGCTCGCGATCGCCGCGTTGGCAGTGAAGCTCCCACTTTGAGGGGAACGGAAGATCGCGTCGCTCGTGAGGCCGCTCGTTCGGCCTGCCAGCAGGGCTGCATCCCCAAGGAAGCTGGCGCTTTGCGTCTTCTGTTGTACCGCATCTGCGGTGACCGACGCCGATATATTCGCACGGATGTCGGCGTCTGTGCTGAATGTAGCAGAGAAAGTTCGATGTAGAACGCTATTTGCAGAGAAATTCTCGGATTGGGGCCGCAGAATGACCGCGTCTGCGGCAAATGCGACTACCCCGACGCCCTGGACCCAGGCATTGCCGGTGAATGACCCGCTCTGCGGTACCAGAAGCACCGCATCGGCCGTGAGCGTCGGCATGATGATCGCGTCAGCCGCGAGCGCACCGACCTGGGTTCGAAGTAGCGTTGCGTCTGCCGCGAACGTCGGCATAAGCACGGCATCAGCCGTGAATGCGCTTGTGATCGTCCCGTAGATGACGGCGTCAGCTGTCGCGCTCGTCTCATTGACCAAGCGCAAGATAGCGTCGGTCGTCAGGGTTCCCAGGACGGGCTGTAGGACTGTCGCATCCGCGCTGATGCCTTGAGTAGCAGTCGCCTTGACGACCGCATCAGCGGTGTAATCCCAGACCTGCGTGCGATATATGACGGCGTCGAACGTGACGTTCGCTGCAGTAGCACGCCGTAGCACAGCGTCTGTTGTGAACGCCCCGGATTGCGTCCGGAAGATAACCGCATCAGCCGTTAGCCCGGAGACACCTTCACCCTGGACCCAGGCACTCGCGGTAAATGTCCCGCCTATCTCCCGGAATAGAACGGCATCTGCGGTAGCGCTCGATGCTCGCGGCAGCAATAGCAGCGCATCTGCCGAGAATGTTCCAGTTCTGCCAGTTCTGAGAACAGAATCAGCAGTTGCGCTATATACGTACGTAGAATTGATACACGAATTGGCGAAGAATAAAGTGGTGCTTGCACGCAACAGCACAGCATCAGACGCAAGCGCACTACCTTGCGCCCGAAGTACGATCGCATCGGTCGTCAGGCTGTTCGAGATATCGCGGCGGATGATGGCATCGGAACTGACGCTGCCGGACGCTGTTCGTCTGACGACCGCATCCGCCGTGGCGCTACCACTGATCGTCCGGTAGATGACGGCGTCGGCAGTTACGCCGAAGACACCAACGCCAAGGACCCAGGCGTTCGTCGTGAAGCTGCCGGGCTGCGTGACCCGCTTGATCGCGTCGGCCTTGAAGACCGGCATGATCGTGGCGTCGATCGTGACGTTCGCCGACTGGGCACGACGCACGATCGCATCAGCCCGGAAGGTCGGCATGAACGTTGCGTCAGCGCTGAACGAGCCAGTGATCGCTCGGTAGATGACCGCATTAGCTGTGAAGGAGGACGTCGTGGACGCAGATACGATGGCAGCGGCGCTGAAGGTGAAGGCCCTGTTTATTCGCAGGACAGCATCAGACCCGAACGTCCTGGTCGCAGTCGATCGGATGATCGCGTCGGTCGATGCCGTCGTTGAAGCTGTTGCCTTGATGACGGCCTGCGCCAGAGCGCTTGATGAGGCAGAGGCTCGGAGTACGGCGTCAGTGCTGAACTGACTACTGATCGTTCGTTTGATCGCGGCGTCAGCAGCGAAGGTCGCTGAGACGGCCTTCTTCAGAACGGCGTCGGCATTGAATGCGCCACTGATCGTCTTCTTCAGAACCGCGTTGGCGGAAACCCCGAAGACACCGACACCAAGGACCCAGGCGTTAGCGCTGAATGTCGTCTCGGACGTTCGAAGCAGAACTGCGTCGGCCCTGAAGACCGGCATGATGACGGCATCAGCCGTGACGCTCGCCAGTTGGGCGCGACGCACGACAGCATCTGCCCGGAAGACCGGCATGATCGTCGCGTTTGCGCTGAACGAGCCAGCCAGCGACGCATAGATGACAGCGTCAGCAGTGGTGGACGCGGCCACTGTTCGCTGAGTAACCGCGTCCGCCGTGATGCTACCAAGACGACCGACCCGGAGAACGGCATTGGCATTGAGCGAACCTGACCGCGGGGAGGCAATGACCGCGTCGGCCGCGAAGCTACTCGCCTGTGTCTTCTTGACTGTGGCGCTCGCGGTGAAGCTGCTGGTCTGGTTGCGCTTCAAGGCCGCGTCGGTGGTGACGGACCCGGTCTGCGTTCGCTTGATCGCAGCGGAAGCAGTCAGGCTGGCGGTTTGAGTTCGTTTGATCGCGGCGTTCGCCAAGATGGCCGCAGACCGGGTCGCCAGAACGATCGCGTCCCCAGAAATGGTCGATGTCGTCGGCCGAGACTTGATCGCGTCTGCGGTAATGGACCCGGTCTGCGATGAACGGATGACGGCGTTGGCGGTGAAGCTGCCCGTCTGGTTACGCTTGATCGCGGCGTCGGCGGTGAAGGAGCCAGCGCGGGCGACACGCAGGACAGCGTCCGCGGTGAACGACGCGCTGGCCGTCTTGCGGATGACGGCGTCGAGGGTTGGGCCGGGGCCGTCGTAGACCTCGCCCTGCGCGTACGTGACGGTCAGCTTCGGGTCAGTGGTCGTCCCTGCGAAGTCGCCAGAGTAGGCGTAAATGTATTCGTCTACTTGGTCCGCTGGGGCTGTCCCGGCTGTCGTGCGTGACGAACAGAGCAACAGCCGGGTGGTGCCCGTCTTGTTGATGTTTGCTGCAAAGGCATCGTCAACGAGGTCGTAGCCAGTTCCGTTGACGAAGCCGCCCGACGTGGCGTAGTGGGCCAGCAACGTCTTCCCTGACAGACTCGCACCAGCGACCCAGTCAGCAGACGTAAGCCCCGTGCCCCAATCATGGAGTCGCGCTTCAACCGTGAAGTCGGTGGTGGACCCGTCCACGTAGGACGTAAGGCGAAGGGTCGCGGCCGAAACCGACCCAGACCCGATACTCGACGTATCGAACCCAGCGAATGACTCCCAAACCTGATACTGACCGTTGACATCCCAGTAGTAGGACTGTCCGACAATGAGATTGATTGAGCTGGTGTCGACTGAAAACGCGGACCCAGTTCGAGCACTGGCATAGGAACCCTGCGGCCCAAAATAGACGGTCCCATCGGAGGAGTTGATGTACCCGTCGGTCGTGTCCGAGTAGACGACAAGGGTGCTCATGGGGCAGCCTTCAACGCGGCGCCCATGGCGTCACGCTTCCTGCTGCTGGAGCACACCGTCGTCGTCATCGCTACATCTGCCCGCCCGTTCCCTCGAACTTGGCGGTCACTTCGGTGGCGATCTGGAGGAGCACGGCGTCGAGGTCTTCGCGCAGCGTTCTCGTTTGCGGCAGGCCGGTCTCGGGGTCGTTCCACTCGCGGACGATGTCACCGGCTGGGTCGTCCACGAGGATGGGCGGGTTGACGACGCGGATGGGATTGAGATCGCCGAGATCGATCAGTTCCATGCCGACGCCGCTGTCGATCCACAGGGCGACGGTGAACTGGAGGATGCCGCCCACTTCGATGATGTCGTTGACGGCCACGATGCGGCTGCCAGCGGTGAGGTTGTCGGGTACGGGACGAGCCGCAAACGCGGCGGCCTTGTGGGCGGCGCGGTCCTCTGCCGCAACCCCCGCCAGTTCGTCTGAGATGGGGTGCGTCATTGTCCTGCCTTTCCATACTTGAAGGTCCGCAGCCGAATAGCGTCTCCCGTCACAGAGCCTGCGATGGCGGCCTTGATGACAGCGTTCGCCGTGAGCGAGGCACTCTGCTCGCGCCGCACGATGGCGTTAGCGGTGAGAGAGCCTGTCCGCAGTACCGAGATCGTGGCGTCGGCGGTGAAGG